CTTGTTGCCAAAGAAAATGCGCGACTGCTCCTGAATCGTCAGCGTGGAATTCGCCGCCAGCGCGGACGCGAACAGCGGGCCAAGACCGACGAGCGGATGGAACAGGCACCACATGCGATCGTGGATGATCTCGGACGCAGGTGCTACGACCTCGCCCTCGGGCACTTGTGCTAGGCTGTCGTACTGCAGCCGGTAGTACACGTCGCCGCTTTCGGAGACGAGCACCTCGACGCGATCCGGGTCGAGCACATACAGCGCAGTCGTCACGTTGCGGCCGTCGCGCTCCTTCAGCGCGTACATATTCCCGCGCGAGTGCTTGCTCAGGCTCCACGACTGCATAAACTTCGGCCACGTCTGGAAGTGATTCGGCTTGCGCAACAGGGGCGAGAACGCGGCCACTTCGACCGCCTTGAGGATCCCGTCCTTCGTCCGCTCCATGATCCGCGGCGTCATCTTGCCCATGTCGCCGGCGATCAACGTCTGGCAGGCGAATACCGTCCAGTTAGTCTGCACCGTGTACGGGTTGACGTGGACGTCGCGCTGGAAATTGCTCTCGTCCTGGCCGCCGCCGGTCCACACCGTCAGCCATCCGCTACCGTCGCCACCGCCGCGACCGTAGACCGGCTGCAAGCCCGCGGGCACGCGCTTGCGGATAGGGGATACGAACTCGTAGCCGAACAGACGCACGGCGTGCTATTCCTTCGCGCGCAGGTCGCGCCGCTGATAGCGTTCGGTCGTCTTTTCCGCGTCTGGTGTAGCGGCCTGCGCCCCTCTCGAGACGTAGGTTGCCTTCTTCGGCGGCACCGGAAGAGGCGCCTCCTTGACCGGCTCGACCGGCGCCAGCTTGGCGAGCTTCAGGCGTACCAGCAACTTTGCCTGGTCGCGCGGCACGCTTACGCGCCCGCCTTTCCTCGTCATGCCGAAACCCTTGAGCGCGATTACGTCGACCTTCATCTTTTGTTTCCCTTGCAAAAACCGGGGCCAAACCCGTTCCAGTCCGGCCCCGGAAAACAGGAGACCGCTTACACGTAGCTCGTTTCGGTTCCCCACGTCGTGCTGCCGAGCACCGCGACAGCCGCGCTGCGCTTCTTGCCCCAGGAGATCGGACGAATCACGCGGATCGCGGTCGAGTCCTCTTGGAACATCGAGGTCAAGGTCGCCGAAGCCGCCACCGGCGTATCCGTCGCGCCCTGCGGAGCGGTGTCCTGCTCGATCATCGCGGTGTCGGAAACCGCCAATGACACGCCGAGATCGCCGATCTTCCAGATGTCGTCGCCGTTCATCAGCGCGACGTCGCCGGCGTGCATGTTTTGCGTGACGTACACCGGATAACCCTGGAACGTTCCGCCCATCGCGTTGATGCCTGGGAATTCGTTTTGCCCGAGCGCGTTGCGCATCAGCCCCAGCTTGATCGCGGTCGACGGCCCCATCGTCCAGAAGAAGTTGCCTTCCAGAATCTTCGCCGTGATGAACGGCGCCCAGATCGCGGCGACGTCGGTGATGATCGACCCCGCATCCCCGCCGTTGCTGGTGATCGGCGTCAACCCGTTGAAAATCCCGGCTGGCGACACGCCTGCGGAAACCGCCGTGAACGAGAAGAAGGTCGAGTCGACCACCTGCCGCACGGCATTGCGCAGGCCGGTCCCACACAGATCTAGCGCCGAGGGCGAGGAGTCGCGAATGAGCTCGTTGGAAAGGACGGTCAGGCCGGCCGCCTTGTAAGGCGTCGTCGTAGTGCTCGAAAAGTCGCCAGCCGAGACCTTGATCGCCTTCGACTCGCCGACGAAGTATCCGGTGAAGGCGCCGTCCTGCCCCTTGATCGCAACATTGTGCGGCACCGGGCGCAGAGGCAACTTGTCGAAGGCCGTCAGGCTGTACAGATAGTCGATGAAGTCGCCAGTGTAGCGATTGTCGACCGCCGCCAATTCGGCGCCCCACTCGCCCGAGCCCGTCCCGCCGCCCGCGACGCCGGTCTTCATGATCGCGACCAGCGTCGGGTTCGTCTTGCCCCAGCGCTCTTCGGCCACTTGCGCTGGCGTGACCAGATTCCCGGCCTTGACTTCCTTTTGCGCGATGAGGTTTGCCATCGCGCGCTTCAGGCCGTTCTCGCCCTTGAAGCGCTCCTCGACGTCGGTGAACTTCTTCACGAAGCCCATGCCGCCGCGGCCCGCACCGGCGCCGCGCGTTTCGACCGGGCGCGCCGTGGCGATGTTCTGCACATGGCGCTTGGTGACGCGGATCTCGTCGTCCAGGTTCTCGATCTCGGCGTCCAGCCCGTCGAACTCGGCGCGCTCGTCGTCGTTGAATCGCTTGGTCTCCGAGGCTTCCTTCTGCGCTTGGAGCTCTTCCATCCGTTGTGCCGCTGTGTCGCGCCGCTCCTGCAGCGCCGACAGATCGGCTTGCGTGTACGTCTTCACGTTGCTTCCTTTGGATTGAAATGGCGAGGCGCCGCCGGAGTTGGACAAGCCCGACGCTCCGCTGGCGTTACGGCCTGGCGCGGCCCGCTGCGTTGCATAGGACTTGATCGTCTGAATCGATGCGTCTTGATTTGCCGGAATCGTCACCGCTGACAATTCCAGCCATTCGAATGAGGTGAAACGCGTCGCGCCCCACGGATGCTTGGGATCGATCGGCTCCGACTCGAGCGGCGTAAACCCGATCGACAGGCCGCGCACCAGTCCGGACTTGATCGACTGCCATGCCTCGAGGAGTCGCGTCTTCAGCGCACCCTCGTCCGGCAGATCCGCTACCTCGCCGTCGATCTCGATACCGGCGGCCGTCACGCGCGCGCGGCGAACCCAGCCGATCGGCTGCATACTGTCGTGCTGCCACAGAAGCGGCAGCGGTAGCTTGAACTTGGCTCCCTTCGGCACGACCACGTCGCCCATACGATCGGTCGTTGGCGTGGTCGCGATGCCGGTAAATGTACGCTTTCCGTCGTCGACGGCTTTGAGGTTCAGGACTGCATAGGCGCGGTTCATTGTCGTCACCAAATCAAAAGTTGAGGAGCCTTCGGCGCAGGGTTCAGACCCATGAGCTCGGCGGCGTTGAAGGTGGCGGCCAGCGGGTCGATCTTGGCCGACCCAGCGGCCTGCTTCGTGATCAGGATGGCATTGCCGCGCTGCTCGACCTTCGCGTTGCCGACGCAGTAGTTCATCAGCCGCTGCGCGCCGTGCACCATCTGGCCGCCGGCGAGCTTGCGCTCCGTGGTCTTGATCGCGCCCATCATTCGCCAGCCCTGCGAGATCGCGACAATGCGCTCGGCCTCGATGCCCTTCGCCATGATCGCGTCCACGATCCCGCCAATACCGGCAGGGTCGACGCCGATCTTGTCCAACTTCCCGGCATGCTCGAGCCGCTCGACAATCGCAGCGACGTCGTCCGTATCCTTGCCCAGCGCGTCGACCAGCGTCAGGTCGCCATCCTTCACGAACTCCATAAACTTCGACGCCTCGCTCTTGCGCCGCTCGAGCACGATCGGATGCGCCCAGGCGTGCGTCCAGGTCAGCCAGGCGCCGGTTTCGAAGTCGCGGCCGATCGCGGAAAAGCCCAGCAGGTCATCCAGCCCGCCGCCGTCGATCCCGACCGTGACGACCTCCGCGCGCTCGATCAGGTAATCGAGCGTGATCTTCGGGTCGCCGCACTTCTCCCAATAGTCGGCACCCGCCCAGCGGTCGGACATGAGCTTCAGCCCGATCTCGACGTTGGCGTGCTTGGCGAAAAATCCGCACTCCGACTCCGCGCCCGCTTCGACCGCCTTCTTCAACTCGTGGCGCAGGAACTCCTCATCGACCGACGTCCCGAGATTCGGGTTCGTGATGTGCAGGTTCGCCGCATCCCGATACGCCTCGGCCTCGATCATCGCCTTCGGGAACTCGTAGAGAACCGGCAGGAAGCGCGGATCCTTCACGCGCCCATCGCGCACCGCTCGAGCGTATTGCAGCTTCTGCCGGAAGACGCCCGCCGGCGGCTCGTCGGACTGCGTCGACAGGTAGATCGTGAAACCCTCCGGCCGCGACGCCATGCCACCGCACGCCTCGCGCAGCATGTTCTCGGCGTTTGCCCGCTTGCCGAACAGCCAGAGCTCGTCGACCACCACGCCGGTCGCCTTCTTCCCGCCCACGGTCTCGGAGTCGGCGGCGACGACCTTAAGCTGCGCGCCCGTCTTTCGATTGGTGATCGTCCGCGTGTGCTCCTGCAGTTGCATCAGGTCGCGCAGCTCGTCGTCTTCCTTGATCATGTCGCGCGCCGGATAGAACGAGTTGTTCGCGATCTCGATCGTCGGCGCCAGGATCAGGAACTCGGCCGACTTGCGCCAGTTCCGGATCAGCGCCGTCATCATGATCCCGGCAGCGCTCGTCGACTTCGTATTCTTTTTCGAGATCAGGAGCAAGAACTCGGTGATCGCCCGCCGACCGCTCTCGGGGTCATACGCGCCGAAGATCGCCGAGACGAATTCGATCATCCACGGCCGGCACGACTCGCCCATCGTCGGCATCCCAGGCGCGTCAACCACCTTCAGCGCCGAGAACACGTCGAGCGCCGAAGCCGCCTCGGCCGGGAACAGCGGCGGCAGGGCGATCATCGATTCGCCCGCAACGATGCGCCGCTCCCAATCGGGGCAGGCAGTCGACCACTTCGCGGCAGTCATCGAACCGCCCGCAACTTGGGCGGCTCCTGCGGCTCATACCTACCGCTTACGGCCTCGCCCGCTTCCTGACGCTCCTGCTTCTTACCCTTGACGTTGCGGGCACCGTGAACGATCGCCGCCGCAGCCTTGGCCGCGCTGATCCGGTCCTTGATCCCGGCCAGCGGGTTGTTCTGGACCGAGAGCAGGAACTCGAGCGGATCCTGCGTCGCCGCGACGTCTAGTTTCGCCGGCTGCGGCCCCGAGTTCGGACGCGCCCCGCCCTTCTGGGTAGGCGGCTTAGAGGCCATCGAACCCCCTCCCCGGCGAGAAAAAATCCCCGAATAGG